CCAATGAAGCTGATCCTGGTTTTAATATACCCGCTGCTTCAAGCTGTTGCGGTGTCTTTGCTAGTATACCTATCCCAGCATTAACATTTCCTGCAGCATCTACAATAATACCAGTCCCATTCGCTACCACCTCGGGATACGCAGCCGCTGCTTGTGCTGCTGTGCCGCCGATCATTGCGGCAGTTACACCAGCATTTAATGATTTACTAACTGTTCCAATAGCAGGAACCGTGGCAGAAGTTGCCGCCGTGACTGGATTGTTAGGCGGAAGTCTTGTTGAATTAGCATATGTTTGACTTTGATTATATTGCATTAAAATGCCCTACTACTATTATTATTTACTTTAACATCAACCCCTTGATTTGCACTTGACCAAGGAGAATGAGCAGGAGCACGACTGACAATAGATAACAGATATCCAGGAGCCGCTAACCATCCTTTAATTTTGTCAAACAATGTATCAGTATGAGTTACGATAGGTATCTTAGGTACTTCTACTGGGGTTACTGAAGTTGACCCTGTATTTAAATTTATTTTGCTACCATTAACATACATAGTTCCTGCGCTGGCATAAGAACCCTCACCACTTGCTTCCATACTCATTGAACCATTAACTTTAACTGTATAGGTGCCTAACGTATACCCACTAAAGTTTTTACCTGAACGATAAGAAATATCAGTCTCAGCATTTATTTTAATATTATTAGCTGCTATATTTAAATCATTCTTAGCATTGATATTAATATTGTTATCTGCATGTAAATTTAAATCTCCTTGTGTCCTGATATTTACGCTGTTGGTAGCGTACATATCAATAGTACCTTCTTTGCCTAATTCAATATAGCTTTGTCCATTAGCATGAATAATGAACAATGTTTGCCCATCATCACTCATTAATATTTGATGACCTAATGCTGTTCTTAATCTTATTAGTTGATCTTTGCCAACAACATCACCATCATCCATAACAATACTATGTCCACCTCTACGTGATACTAATTTTAATGACTCGTTTGATGCTGAAGCTCCTTTGGTTAATACATTAGCGTCGGTAAACCCACCTTGGTAAATTGGTCTACCCGGCGTGCTAACTCCCCAACCAACACGAGACGGACTTTCTCGTAGTGCGCTGCTTGATATTGGTCCTCTAATTGAATCTCTAATCAAACCTTGTTGAAAATATATAGAAGAACTATAACTATGAATAGGTTTGGGTGCAATTAAAAAAGTTGAGACATCATTTAACTTTTTATTATTCGGGTTTAAATTAACAACTGGCAAGGTTGTTGCTCCACCCAATCCCGCTGCTTCAGCCGTATTTGGTACAACATTATCTGTTGCACCTATTGCAGGAATCATTTGCAATAATTCCGGTGGCAGAATACTACCAATATAATATCCGTAATTTACGTCACCGTTAATAAAAAGACAAACTACTGTGCTACCAATATCAGGCGGGCTAAACCACATCCCGTACGAACTTGGATTCTGTGTGTAGGTACCAAAATCATCTATTGCTCCACTGGCGGGAGTAGAGCCAAAGAAAGGACTCATGTAGCTTACAGTAGTCCAACTTTTGCTATCATCAGGATTAGGTGCGCCAAAATCAGCAATATAAACATCTATTCTACCTGCTCTAGTAGAATCAATATTATTTTTTACTACTCCAAGTACGGGCACGGTACGTATTACGCCGCCGCCGGCATCTGGCTTAGTTGATTTAGCTTGACCCTTTACTTTAATTTCGTTTGATGCCATTAATTATTGTCTCCGTGTTTATCTTGGTCCAGGACCAGCATCATCATTTACTACTGGACCCTGCTGAGTCTGTATAGTAACTGAACTGGCTGAAAGTCTTTGCATTGGATCCATAACATTGTTTATACTTCCAACTGAACCAAGTAAACCAGCTTGCCCCGATTGTTGAAGGTCTGATGACATTGGGTTAGCAGCAAATCCACTTCCTGATGTTGTACCTGTACCACTTGGAGTAGGTGCTGCCCCTGTACCTGCTCGGTTAAGTCTAGCCGTTTCTGCTCTTGATTGATTTGGATCTTCTCGTCCCTGATCAGCCGTTGTTTTGTCTGGTCCAGGGTTTTGAAATGTGTTAAGTGAGCAATCTAACTCTTGTGTAAATTTGCCACGTTGAAAATTACTAACTACCCGTGTAACCATATAGCTAATTCCTCCTCCCCGGCTATCAATATCCTTTTGTATATAATCTGGATATTTATAAAAGAATATTGAATTATTTAAACTCATCGTGCCAGTACTATTTTCATAGTCTATTGGTTCAATAAAATTTATTTCAATAAAAACTTGTCCACCATTTGGATTTATAGTAAATCCGTCAGTTCCGTAAAATTGATTGTATAATGAATTTATACTGCTAGGAGCGGATTGCATTATAAAATCTGGATCTCCCAAAATTGTAATTTTAGCAGATCCAAAATCTCTAGGACTAAACAAACTAGTCATATACATGTTTTGTGCTTCCATACCTACATTTATTCTACCTTGGCTAGGTTGTTCTTGTGGTTGTCCAACTGTCACTGGTATATCAACAGCGCCGGCTAAAGCTGCTGAGGGAATTGGTGCACCTAAACCAAAACCTTGAATTGTCACATTATGATAAGCAAAATCCAAATTTTGAGAATAACTAATTACTTCAGTATTTTTACCAGTATACCAATAGTTGTATCGCTTATGTGCGCCATAATATGGCGTTGTGATTGCCGCAGATGCAGCAACCACTACTGGAGTTAAATATGGTTGGATAATATAAGTGATTTTATAAACATAGTCACCTTGGTTAGGATCCCAACCTAAATTCTTTACTTCAGCACTTATATTGAACCATTTTAATTCTTTTGGGGAAACATCTTGTTTTTCGTATGTACCAGTATCTGGATCTGGAGTCAAGTTTGTATTATCTATTTGTGACAATGCATCTTCTAAATACGAACTTTGTTTAATTATTTCTGATACTGCTTGAATGATAGAAGTACCCTGGGCTATATTAATAGTACGCAAGTAATTGTTTGGTGTTTCTAGCGTAGCAGCTTTTTGATTAGATTCTGAAGTGTTGGTCGCCGTTGTTGTAGGTACTTTTCTTTTATCTAAATCAGCCTTACTTCTTAAACTTGCTTTTTTAATTTTTTCCCCGTCCGGACCAAGAAATACAACATCGTATTGTCTAGGTATGGTTACTCCTTTACCCACTAATTGTTGCTGGTCATAATTTAATTTTGAAAATAAACTTGTCATGTATACAACATTTGTCGCTTGACTATCTCTATCTGCTTCGAATTGAGCAGGTGAGTTAGATGATTCAGGTGCAAATAATGCATTATATACTGTATCGGCTACAATAGTAGTATCAGAAACAATTGTACTAAATTTTGATCCAAACCCAACAATTTGTTGAGCAGCAACAGCAAGGATATTGTAAACTACCGGTTTTCCAGTAATTTTAAATTTCATATCCTTAATTAATATATCAATATACCGTTCATACAGTCCAAATGCATTTCCTTCAGGGTTACCGTCAGAACTTAGAATTTTTGTAGGGTCAATTATATTTCCATCTTTATCATATCCTAAAAATCTAATTCCTAATATAAAAAATTGTCTTGCTGGATTTTGAACCATTGAAAAGTTTTTAGTATTAGTTGTTGCCGCTAACGCATTCTGTGCCCTGCGTAATTTAGTTAACAACGAAAAACCATATGGTTCAGTTATATTAAATGATATATCACTGATATTGGTTGCAGCACCAACATCTTTAGTACCAATTGTTTGCGTAAATTTTAAATCATCTATGAAAAAATCAGTGTCAAATCCAGGGGTACGTTTAGATGAAGTATTATTAATACCACCACTTTGAGCAATTAAATAGGCGCCACCTGCTTTTGCAGCAAAGTTTGCTGTTCCTGAAGTGCTTGTGCTGTTTTCTCTTGCTAATTCTGCGGCAGCTTCATTAGTTAGATCAGATGATGCAGCACTAGGTGAAATGTTGTTTATAGAATTTATATTCTGTCTTCCTGATTCCACAAAAGCATCATATGCATCAGGAGTTATCATGTACAACGATAGTTGATAGGTGTAGCTACTAAAATTACCTAATGGATTTTCTGTTCGTTTACCAGGTTTAATTGCAGTGGTATTAGATGAGCCCGTTGCCTTAGTACCTGCTTGAGCCGGATTACGTTGATCATCATATGATAAATTAACATCCATCTTAGATTCCCAAAACTTGTTTTAACATATCCATTTTAGGTAAATATATTCCTGTACCAGTAGTAAAATCAAAATACGGGTCTTTTAATCTGTTTGGGTTTCTGCTTGCAAATACCCACCATAATCTACTATCACTATATAAGTCATATGCTAATGTATCGGGCCTATATTCGTATACCGTAGTTATTTCCCAATATATATCTGAAGGTTGCATAGGTATAGGCCTATTCACCATAACATCTAAAAAGTTATTATTAACTATTTCAGTAAAATAATATGGACTTGTTGTTGGGTATAAATTATTTGCCATTACCAAATTCCTCCACCTGCTCGTTTTGATCCTCTTAACAATGCACCTGTTGCATATTCTTTTAAACTAAACGTATTACTAATGTCATTTCTAGTTATTATTGGAAATGCTGATATAGATATACTTATTTTAGTAGGAACATAAGTAGCATCTTTTGTTCCGATATTAGTAGTTTGCCAATTAGGTGATGATACTGTTGCACCCGGATTAAGACCACCACTACTCATTCGTGCTGCTCCTGATTGCGCCATTAGACTTTCTCCGGGTTTACCTTGTGCAGGATTGTTTTGTCTATTAACTCCAGCCGGAGCAAAATCACTTCCAGCTTGTATGTAATCAACGTCAGTAGGTAAAGTGTAAGTAAAAGCTGTAACTACTAATGGGTGTGTATCAAATTGAAAAGCACCTAATCCAGTTAAATAGCATAACGGCGGAGGTGTGCCGTTAGTAGGATTTTGATCTAGACCATAAAACATTTTAGTTATTGACTTGAAGAAATGTATTACTGCTAGTACATATTGTGCTTCAAAGGTATCCTGTGCAGTAAAATCACAACCAATAGTAACATTATCTACTGCACTACCTTTATACGTAAAGAACTTATAATTGCTATGTGTTAATTCAGTAGGGTCATAACCAGCAGTATATTGAACTGATATTGCCGGGGTATACGGAAAGATGACTCCGTCTGTGGCTTGAAGTGGTGCTAATATTCCAGGTGGACTAGCTTTATACAAATATGTTGCACCAGGACTTAAACTTAATCTTACCCGCCAATCTTGTTTTGCTTGAAAGTTTACTGCATCTTGTTGTGTAGCCTGTGATTGCGTGTTTAATTTTGCAGTGGTTAACCCTTGTTGAATACCCAATTCTCCTGCATTGCGTATTGCTTCTTCATTAGCTAACTTTTTTTGTTCAGCTACTTGTGCATCAATGCCGTCAAATTCATCAACTTGTTTTTGTGCAACTGGTTTAACATCAGTTACTGCGGCAGCTTGTGCTACATTAGGATCGGTTACTGGATCAGGTGGGTCGAGCCTTACTGGCACTTGGGAAGTAGCCACTGCAGGTGGGGAAACAATTTTCTCTGTAGTTTGGTTAATAAATCCTCTCGCCGGATCCTTTACATTTGCTTGTTGTTCGGTAGTAGGTGGGATTTCAGAGAAGTATGACTTTCCAGTAGCCGGATTGTAATATCGCTGCTGTCCTGTTTCATCTACCCCTTCGTATAGACTAGTCGCTGGGTCCTGCTTAGTTAGGGCTGCTTCTTCGGCACCAAGTGCTTTATTTTGAAGCCGTAGTTTATCTCGCTCTATAAACGCAGCTTCTTTTTGTGCCTCGGTTGAAGTTGCGCTTCCAATAATGGCACTCTGTGCTCTAATCTTTTCCCCGACTATGTTTTGCTGTTCACCGTTCTTAGCTAATGAATCATTAGTTGCCATATAATAATATTATCCTTCTTGTACTATTTAGCATAAATATAATGCTCTATTTTTACCTTTTCTACAAAAAACTGTTGCTTTTCTGCAACTGTTATGCTATAATCACTGTAGCATAACTATAACACAAGGAGACCCATGTCATTATTACCTGCACCACGAAAACCCGTTAATTATCTCAATAACAAAGATATACTAAAAGAAATACATGAAAGCAAAACAGCTTATTGTCATTTTGCTAAACCCGAATATCACAGATATGATTTCATAGTAGACATGCCCCAGTCTTCAATAGAAGATAGTCTAACATATGCATTTACCCCCGAATCTATTCAACAAGCAAAAGAAACTAGAGCAACTAGGCTTAGCTTAGAAGCAGGGGTAAAAGATTCAGTTGATCCAGAATCTATCCTAGTAACAGATTTGGTATTTCGTGTAATGAATTGGGATCATGTACCGGTCGCTCCAAAAGTTCCCCGCAAAACAGTTAAAAAGAAAACAGCAAAAGATATATTTGAATTTGAAGAAGCTGATCCTGATGAAATCTTTGCTGACTTAGAAGACGTTACCACTAAAGCAGAAGTAGATGACATGGTTCATGTCAAGGTAAACTTCCCCCCATTCCAACATTATAAAATAGATAACAATAACACTTTCTATTGCGTGGGCAAAAGTCATTGGAAAGGTGATTTAGAAACCGGAGAATTCAGCAAGGATCATGGGCAGGTAACAAATAAACTTGCCCGTATGTATATTATGATGTGTGAAAAATATGCCATGAAATACAATTGGCGCGGATATACATATAACGACGAAATGCGTAATAGTGCTATTCTACAATTAACTTATGTTGGTTTACGATTCAATGAAGCTAAAAGTGCTAATCCATTCGCATACTATACCGCAGCAATTACAAATAGTTTCTGTCGTGTTTTAAATACTGAAAAGCGAAATCAAAATATCCGTGATGACATCTTAGAAATAAATGGACTTAATCCAAGCTGGACTCGTCAGGGTCTGGGTGCTGGAATGAGTTCGGTTGTTTACGAAGAATAATTTTACCAATGCGATTGATTTCACATTGACTTTTACTATATACTAACTAGATGACTAATCTCTTTAAAAAAGCCGCTTGCCTAACTGATATTCATTTTGGATTGAAGTCAAATAGCCTACAACATAATCAAGACTGTAGTAATTTCATTGATTGGTTTATTTCTAAAGCCAAAGCAGAAAATTGTGAAACTTGTTTTTTCTTAGGTGACTGGAATCATCATCGTGCAAGTATTAACATACATACATTGCAATTTGGTTTGCAAGCATTGGAGAAATTAAATGCTAACTTTGATAGAGTATATTTTATACCAGGCAATCATGATCTTTATTATCGTGACCGCAGGGACATTCATAGCGTTGAGTGGGCTAAACATTTACCAAACGTACAAATTGTCAATGATTTCTTCAGTGAAGGAGATGTTTGCATCAGCCCTTGGTTGGTTCAGGACGATTACAAAAAAGTTCAAAAACTAAGTGGTAAATATTTGTTTGGTCATTTTGAATTACCTAGATTCTTTATGAATGCAATGATAGAGATGCCCGATCACGGCGAGATTAACACAGATCACATGAAGGGCTTTGATAAAGTCTTTACTGGGCATTTTCATAAACGACAAAGTAAAGCTAATGTTTGGTATATTGGAAATGCATTCCCGCATAACTATGCTGATGCAGGTGATGACGCACGTGGTATGATGATGCTAGAATGGGGACAAGAGCCTGTCTTTCATAGTTGGCCTCGTCAACCTATTTTTCGTGTGCATAAACTTAGCGATATCTTAGAAAACCCAGAAGGGTTGCTATTGATTGATAGTCATGTTAGAGTACATCTTGACATTGATATTAGCTACGAAGAAGCTAACTTCATCAGAGAAACCCTTATACCCGAGCATAAATTGAGAGAGATGACATTGATACCAATGAAAGTAGAACAGACCGAGACAGAAGGTCGAGGTGATTTAAGATTTGAATCAGTAGACCAAATTATCATTGATCAAATCAATAGCATTGAAAGCAATAGTTTTGATAAGCGAATCTTATTGGAAATTTATAACAATCTATGATAATTCTTAAGAATATAACACTCCGTAATTTTTTATCAATCGGTCAAGTAACACAAGCAGTAAACTTTGATAGACAAGAACTAACACTTATTCTAGGTGAGAACTTAGACTTAGGTGGTGATGGTGCTCGTAATGGTACGGGCAAAACTTCATTGATTCAAGCATTATCTTACGCCTTATTCGGTGTTCCTATTAACAGTATTCGTAAAGATAATCTAGTTAATCGTACAAATGGCAAAAACATGATGGTAACACTAGAGTTTAGTGTTAACAGTATAGATTATAAAATTGAACGCGGAAGAAAGCCAAACATTCTACGATTCTACGTGAATAGTGATTTGCAAAAAGGTAATGATGACGCACAGGGTGAAAATAAAGAAACACAATCTGCAATTGAAAAAGTAATTCACATGAGTGCCGACATGTTTCGGCATATTGTAGCGTTGAATACTTACTCTGAACCATTTCTTGCTCTTAAAAATAATGAACAACGGGATATCATTGAACAACTATTGGGTATCACACTGCTTAGTGAAAAAGCCGAGTCAATTAAACAACAACTAAAGAATACCAAGGATGATATTCAGCAAGAAGAATTCAATGTAAAAGCTATTGAAGAAGCCAATAAACGTGTAAAAGAACAAATTGAATCTACTAAACGTAGACAAAAATTGTGGAAAATGAAACACGATGAAGATTTAGAGCGTCTTGCTATTGATTATCAACGATTGATTACCATTAATATTGATAGTGAATTACAGGCTCATAAAGATTTGTCCGTCTGGAATGAGAAGAAAAAACAACAAGATGCATACAATGCATTAATTGCTCGTTCAACTGCATGGCAACAAAAACATGACAGTGATATTTCTGTAGCAAGGGTTTCGTACTCACTTAAAAACGAATATGACATTGAAACTGAATTAGCAACATGGGTTAAGTTAAATGAGTGGCTGCGTGAGTCTATCACACAAGATACTCTGGCTAGTACAATTGCTACCCAAACCAAAAGTATAGAAAAAGAAAAAAAATTAATTTCTAAACTTGAAAAAGAGGTAGGGTCATTAGAAGATCATACTTGTTATGCGTGTGGACAAGACTTTCATGATGAGAGTCATGCCAAGGTCTTAACTGACAAGCAAGAAATGTTAACCAATGCTCGTGTGCAAGTTGCTGAATTAGCAAATTTATTAGTTGCAAATGCATTACTAGTCAAAGAACTAGGACTGCAACCTACTCCATTGTATAAAACCGAAGCTGAAGCAATACGACATAGTAGCGACTTGCGTAACTTAAAAAAAGTTTTTGAAGATAAAAAGCTAGAAGCTAATCCCTTTGCTGATCAATTAGCAGAATATACTATGATTGCGTTGGGGCGTCAGCCAGAAACACATTATGATACTGAATCGCAGGCAATTGAACATCGTAGTAAAGTTGCTAATATAATTAAAGATATTGAACGAAAAAGCGAAGATGTTGACCCATATAATGAACAAATTGCCGAGATGGAGAATCAAGCATTACAAGAGATTAACTTTGACAAGATCAATAGGTTAACACGTACTATGGAACATCAGAAATTCTTGCTTGATATTTTAACTAGCAAAGATAGCTTTGTTCGTAAAAAGATTATTGACCAAAATCTATCATACTTGAATAGTAGGTTAACACATTACTTAGATAAGATTGGATTACCACATCAAGTAATATTTAAAAATGATTTACAAGTTGAGATTACAGAATTAGGCAGAGAACTTGACTTTGATAATTTAAGTCGTGGTGAACGCAATCGTTTGATTTTAGGATTGAGTTTTGCGTTTCGTGATGTATGGGAGAACTTGTATAGCCCAATCAATACATTGTTTATTGATGAATTGATTGATAGTGGGTTAGATACAATGGGTGTTGAAAACGCTATTGCTATTCTTAAAGACATGAGCCGTCGTAGAAAGAAATCTATTTGGCTAGTAAGTCATCGTGAAGAATTAGCCGGACGAGTTCCAAATGTATTGAAAGTTATAAAAGAAAATGGGTTTACACAATACAGTACTTCCACAGAAACATTATAATTCTGTATAAAACTTACACAAATGATAAATAAATGTATAAGTTTTATAAGGTGAATTATGTGGTTTGTTTATATTTTGTATGATACTAGAAACGGTAACCCATTTTATGTGGGCAAGGGCAATAAAAGACGATTGAAAGCGACATTGAATGTAAATGCCGGGGCTAATGCCTTGAAAAAGAAATTTTTGAAAGAAATAAGATCAGTTGGACTTGAACCTGAATTAAAAATAGTAGGAGAGCATCCTACTGAAACTGATGCGTTGAATCAAGAAAAACAATTAATTGAACAATATGGAAGAATTATAAAAGGCAATGGATTATTAACAAACTACGCTGACGGGGGAGAAAAGGGTAGCACGGGACATATATTTTCTGAAGATACAAAAAAACTTTGGTCTTCTCAACGAACCGGAGTTAAACAAACTAAAGAACATATTGAGAGTAGAGCAGATCAACTTAGAGGAAAAATTAGGTCAACCGAATCCAAAAGAAAATATGTTTTGGCTAGTATTCGTAGAACTAATCCAAAACTAAAAGTTGAGATTATAAGAGAACTAGAACAAAAAGAATATACCCGAGGAATGTATACAGAATTATCTAAAAAATTGAATTGCCATCATGAACTGATAAGTAGAATACACAATGAAATTGAACTATACAAGGAAGCATTAAATGAGTGGATCAAAAAGTAAAAATAAAGGTAACTCCTTTGAGCGTGAACTCGCAACCTTTTTGTCAACTAAGTATGGTGATTCATTTGTGAGGGCGGCGCATAGTGGTGCATATATAGGCGGTACTAATACGCACCGAAAAGAGCATCTTAGTGAAAATCAAATCAAGTCCTTTAAGGGTGATATAATCCCCCCTGATACTTGGACTAGATTTAACGCCGAAGCAAAAAGCTATGCTGATTTTCCTTTTCATCTATTGCTTACGGGGGAAAGTAAAGTAATAGATGCATGGATCGGGCAACTTATGGATGTAGCCGACCCTAATGATTTGAACATTATTTTTATGAAGTTTAATCGGAAAGGTCGTTATATTGCTGTACAAAGCAAATTAACATGGGTTGCTGATAACTTTACTTATTACACATCAAAAAAACACGGAGACTGGATGATTTTTGAATTTGATAGTTTCTTCTTACATAACACTGATTTATTAAAATCATATAGTTCAACCGACACCAAGTCAATAGAAAATAATTCCCAATTAACAATTAATATATAGTAACAATTTGCTGGCTCAGTTTGTGAGTCCTCCTTGAGTTTGTACAGATTGTGCTGTGCTGACGGATTCTGGAGTATGTATGAACAGCAATGTTCATAGAAAACCGAGAAGGCTCTCGTCAAAGCGAACCTTCAATGAGTCTATATTCAATTCTATCTTGCGGATATAGAACATGCGTTGTCGAAGGACCAATTGAAAGACATTGGCAGCTTCACTACAGTCCCAAAAACATTACAGGACAACCGGTTGCGTATAATGTCAGAAATAGGTGATTATACGGGGAATAGATGGCAAAGGTCGACGGTCGTGGCAAACACACTTTTATCCAACGGTAGTGCAAATTTGCACTACCATGGCTCTCAAATCGGCAATATATACTTTGATCCAATCAAAGTATAAACAATGAAGTACCGTAAAAACAAAGAACGAACGCAGTGAGTTCTTAGATGAACGCTAGTTCATCTGTTATTGAAAGAACCCAAAATTGATAAATGAATAATTCCGTCAATAATTAAAAGAATGGCAATTGAGTTTTCTTGGTTGTTTCTAAGTTTTCTTCTACTATCTGATTTAATGCCGTGCGTTCATCTGGACTCATATTTAATACGTCCTCATATGATACCCCACCTCGAAGATACCAAGAAAACTTTAACGCATTTTTCTTAATATCTTTGCACTCTTGTTCCATACCGTCTAGTAGCTTCTGTACCCCTTCTGGGGAAAGAGATAGAAGCCTTAACCGAAAAAATCAGTTACATTCAATGCTAGTGGTTGTTCATATTCATTGGCACAGTGAATACATTTTATTTTCTGAGGTTTAGTTGTGGAATTTTCTCGTAGAGAGCCTATGTGTTTTCTAATATTCTCAAATGTATTTTTATCACAATTTTCTAAAAATTCCACAATGTATTCTTTATTATCCACTTGTTCACCTGTAGGTATAACAATATATTCAATACTATTAGCCATCATTTCACCGTTAATTTTAGAAATTCTAAGCATTATGGTACTAGATTTTTCTTTACGTTCTTCATCATCGGTCATGTTCTCTAAAACTGCAATCTCTCGTTGCATCTCAAATTGAGACAAATTACCAGTGTTGATATTTTTGTAATTCAATGGTCTAAATTTAATCTTTAAATCACCTAAGTTTAATGTACTTGCGTAATCACCTGAACTCATGCCCGATAGCAATCCAATTAAATTTACTCCGTACGTAGCTTCTTCTTCACATGCGGGACATTTAGATGATATTTCTAAATCATTTCCATTCGTTGCAGCACGAATAGCAATCAATACAGCATCAATATCCATACTAGGCATAGCCCATGGATCTTTGATTGCCGGCACGCAACTTTTAATAATGTCACTTATCGCAACTCCATTAAATAATGCGTCTGGAGTTTTACTAGTAATCTCATCAATTGCTGTCATTGGAAATACCGGCAATTCACCGTTGTCTGGCATTTCAATTGATCCGTCAGGATAAAAAGTACCTTTACTAGGTAAAGTAACATATAGCGCAGGTCTACGGAAATATTGTCTTAGTGGGTTGTTCATTGTATGTTCTCCAAAATATGTATTTTATAAACAATAAATACAAGTACACTATTTATAAGTGAAATTTATGGATAAAATAAAATGGCAGATATAGATCCTAATCTCGCAGAAGCCTCAGCTAAATTAACTGAACTATTTAACCAGCTAGGTACTTCTATACGTACCGGTATGGATGCATCAGAATCGTCCGTTAGAGTTGCTGAAAGAACACAATCATCATTGGAAACAGAACTTAAAAAGTTTGGTCTTAAAATAAATGAACTTACTAAGGATTTAGAAGAAGATGATGATGAACTGAAAAAGAGAATTGCGTTACAAAAAGAAGTAAATCAAACTATTGAAAAAGGTCTTAAGGCAGAAGCTGATGCTAAAGGAGTATCAGTTGAAACACTAAAGTTACAAAAGGAACAAAACACTGCTACTGAAAAACAATTACGTAACTTACAAGAACAACGTGATTCTATACTGGGTTTAACAAGAGAGCAAAATGCTTCTATTGAAGCATATCAAAAAGAAAATAGACAAAGAGAAATTCAAGCTGACAGTACTAAGCACCAAGGTGCTAAAATTACTGCTGCGTATCAACAAATGTCATCGGCTAGTGGGATATTATCAACAGCCCAAACCGCCGCAACTGCTCAATTTGGTGCTACTGCTGCAGGAGCTATAGGCGTAAATCTTGCCTTTACTGCATTAAACATTGGTTTAGATGCAGGGATTCTGGCATTTAATCAATGGAAAGAGGGATTAGACAACGCCTTTCAAGCACAAATGGCGTACAATACGCAATTGGTATTAGGTGCAGATGGTTATAAATTAGCAAATAGCCAACAGTTAGCCAAAATGAAATTGGATGCAAAACAGACAAGAGAACAGTCTGACATGTATCAAAAAATAGGGTTTGGTTTAGGTGCTACTGCAATTGGTCTTGTTGCATTGCGATCTACTTCCATAGGCGCAGCAGTAGGCCTGAGCGCATTGAGTTTGCCAGTCACGTTGGTAGTTGCTGGGTTGACATCATTAGCAGCACTATTTGGTTTGAGTTTAGCTAAAGAAAAATATCTACAGGCTCAAGCAGAAGAAAAGGCAGCAGTAGACTTAGAAAATGCTACTACGCTTAAAGATAAACTATACGACACGTATATGGATATTGGTAAAGCCGGTCTAGTTGGTTCTCAGGGTCTTACTGCACTAACTGAAAATGCACACAAAGCAGGCTTTGCAATAAAAGATATTGATAAGTTTACATCGGCACTTAAAAATAATCAAAAAGAAATGAGTATGTTTGCCGGTGGTGCAGCCGCAGGGGTAGATAAATTTGCATCAGTTACTGGCGAAATGACTGATTCTTTAGGTGGCCACTTTCGTAATTTAGGAATTTCAGTTGAAGAACAAGCAGAAAAAACAGCACAGTACATGGCTTTGCAAGCACGATTAGGGTTAATTCAAGGAAAAACAATAACTGAGTTAGCAACTGGTGCAGGGAAGTACTTAGAAGAATTAGACAAATCTGCAACATTACTAGGCACAAGTCGTAAAGAACAAGAAGATGCTAGAAAAGCAGTAATGGCAATAGAGCAATTACGTGCTGCTCAGATGGTCGCTGAAGAAAAAGGTGACAAAGCAGAATCAGAAAGATTAGGTCGTTATGCAAAGATAGCTGAAAACTTAATAGCAAAAGGATTAACACAAGAAGGTGCCGGATTTGCTAAAATAGCTGCATCAAAGGGTGCAGTCACGGATAAAGATACTGTGATAGCACGGCAAATGTATAGTAACGATGTGTTTAATAAGATTGATAAGAATCTAGGATCAGCAACTGATCAAATGCGTCAAGTAGTAAAAGAATCTAAATCAGCTTACCTTAGAACTGCTGCAGGTTATGCTGCAACCGGTGCAGATGCAGGAATGACTGGAGGGAAATACGGTGCAATGGCTGACCTGGATATTGCAGTAGGAAATCAAGAAGCGGCAGTGCGAGAAGCAGCAGCTAAAAAGGGATTAAAAGAAGGTACGCCAGAATATAATAAATTCTTTGAAGATTTCTTAGTTGAGCAGAAAAAGGCAACTGATAAAGCAACCACTGATGCTAATAAGTTAAGAGAACAGCAACAAAAAGCTGCTATTGCTGATGATAATCGTTTGATTGCATTTGGTAATACCTTCCAAGGTGCTACTACTACATTTTCAAATGCTGTTGACAAATTTGCAGGTGGAGGTGTTGGTGGTGAGCAAGGTGAAACAACCCCGGATGTAGCTGCTATTGAAGCCAGTGGTGGTTTGGCTGGACAACTAGAGGCTGATGAAAAATTAAAAAAATTACCAGAGTATGAAAGAACACTGGCAGAAATTGAAAAGTATCAAAGATTATTCAACGAGGGTGATGCTTTAAATGAAAAACAGTTAGCAGGTTTTAAAGCAAGAAGCGAAATTGCGGCTCTAGCAGTTGCTGACTATAACAAAAAGTTTGCAGCACCGGCAGCAGCACCGGCAGCAGCACCAGCAGTACCAGCAGCAGCAGTACCAGCAGCAGCAGCACCGGCAGCAGCACCAGCAGTACCAGCAGCAGCAGTACCAGCAGCAGCAGTACCAGCAGCAGCAGCACCGGCAGCAGCACCAATGCAACGCATGAACCTGAGTGTTCCTAATGCCGCGGGACCGGCAGCAGCACCGGCAGCAGCACCGGCACCGGCAGCATCAATGCAACGCATGAACCTGAGTGTTCCTAATGCCGCGGGACCGGCAGCAGCACCTCCTACATCAACAGCGTCAACTGCCGCAGGAACTATGGGTGCTTACAAATCAAGGGCAGCAGCACCTGACACTGCAAGTATGGGATCAACCGAACCTATCAGTGATATAAGTAATTTATTAGTATTTGCAGGTAAAAGTGGCACACTAGAAACCTTTAAGGCACTGGATTCTGGGTTACAAAAAGCGGTTATAAGTGCCGCAGCAGAATATAATAAATCTACAGGAAAAAAAATACAAGTAAACAGTGCTAAACGTGATTCGGCTGATCAACAACGTTTATGGGACGAGTCGGTGAAAGCCGAACGTCCTGGTTGGGGGCCGAAAGGAATGCAAATTGCAAGACCAGGAACTAGTAAACATGAGAGAGGCGCTGCAATAGACATACAACAGTATAACGATCCTGTTGCGGTAGGATTGATGAACAAGTATGGAATGAAACAAACAGTGATGCCCAAAGACCCAGTTCACTTTGAATTAAAAGCTAAAAAAGGTGGAATGTTTAAAGGTCCTGAATCAGGATATCCTGTTGAAATGCACGGTAATGAAATTATAACACCATTGAGTCCTAATAGTATTTTAGAACAATTGGGTAAAACCCCTGCTACAACTGAAATAGCAGGATCATCGTCATCATCTACTACTAACACAATCAAAGAAATTTATTCAATGAATGCAGAAATTATGGAAATGCTTGCAGGTAAATTGGATGATATGATTGATAGATTAGATAGGGGAAATACTTACTCTGACAAATTAGTAAAAGCTATGGCTTAATACTAAATACTAGATAATATTATGACCTACAAAAAACGTTTTACGAATAAAAGTGGTATCTCTAGTCCAATCGGTGGCGGAAATAGCAATGCCGGCGCCTGGAACGGTAGCCCAGGACAAAATGGTTCATCAACCGGCGGTTGGAATAACCATGAAATGGGCTATAAAAACTACATGAGTAGACTTCCAGAAGTCTATACTGGTCATCCAAATCGTATTGAACGCTATAATCAATATGAAATGATGGATGTTGACGCCGAGATTAATGCATGTTTAGATATCATTTCAGAATTCAGTACACAGAAAAACGAACACAACGATACACCATTCAATTTAGCATTTACTGAGGATCCAACACCGCATGAAGTAGAATTGCTAAAAACACAATTACAACAATGGTGTAAACTAAACGAATTTGGAACAAGAACATTCAAAATCTTCCGCAATACAATCAAGTACGGTGATCAAGTATTTGTAAGAGATCCAGAAAACTTCAAACTATTCTGGATTGATAACACTAAAGTTATTAAAGTTATTGTTAACGAAAGTGAAGGTAAGAAGCCTGAACAATATGTTATTAAAGACATTAACATTAACTTACAGAATCTTACAGTAGCACAGAAAACTAATTCAGACTTTGCCGCTAATCCAGCAACTGGTATGGGCGGCACCGGTGGTGGCGGGGCAGGAGGTGGATACACAGTTCCGGCTATGCCTTATAATACTACTGGTAGTCGTTTTACATTAGGACAAAGTGAAAGTGCTATTGACGCTAAACACATTGTTCACTTAAGTTTAACTGAAGGATTAGATAGATTTTGGCCCTTTGGTCAATCAATACTAGAGAACATTTTTAAAGTTTATAAGCAAAAAGAATTGCTAGAAGATGCTGTTCTTATCTATCGTGTACAACGTGCTCCGGAACGTAGAATGTTTAAGATTGACGTTGGTAACATGCCAAGTCACTTGGCTATGGCTTTTGTTGAACGTATTAAAAATGAGATACATCAAAGACGTATTCCATCAGTTCACGGTGGGTCAGCTATTGTTGATGCTACATACAATCCATTATCAATGAATGAAGATTACTTCTTTCCAGTAACAGCAGACGGTAGAGGAAGTAGTGTTGAAGTATTACCCGGTGGACAAAATCTTGGTGAAATTGATGACTTGAAATACTTCAATAATCGTTTGGCACGCGGTTTACGTGTTCCAAGTTCATATTTACCAACTGGCCCTGATGATAATACCACTCCAATGAATGATGGTAGAGTTGGAACAGCAATGATACAAGAGTTTCGTTTCAATCAATATTGCGAACGACTACAAAAGTATTTGAGCCATAAGTTAGATGAAGAATTCAAGTTATTCTTGCGTTGGAGAGGTTTTAATATTGATAGTGGTTTGTTTACACTAGAATTTAATCCACCTCAAAATTTTGCAGCTTATCGTCAAAGTGAATTAGATACTTCAAGAGTAAGTACATTTGCTAGTATGGAAGCATTTCCTTATATTAGTAAACGCTTTGCATTAGAACGATTCTTGGGATTAAGTGAAGAAGAAATTAACAAGAATGAGAAGATGTGGCGTGAAGAAAATGGAAAAGAATCAGATATTGAATCATCAAGTAGCGATTTGCGTAACATTGGTGTCAGTGCCGGTGACATTGATAGTGATTTAGAAACCGCTGAAGGGATTGAAAATAACCCAGAAGAAGGCGAACAAGCAGCTGGACCAGAAGTAGTGGGACCAGTTGGTAATGATGCCGGTGGACAGCCTGCACCATCAGCTGGTGGTATGTAAGATAAATAGTATATCGGAAACCAAAATGAAATTGATGGAAATGTTTAATCCCGCGGTAGAAGGTTATCAAGATTTAGCTGCTGATAACAGTAAACCAAAGTGGAAAGAAAGCCGCAAAACAAAACTAACACTAAGACAGATTCGTAAACTTAGAAAAATGTTGGATGTTAGAAATTTTGAAAAATCAAAATATATCAAAAAAGTACATGAACAATATGGCGTAAAGCCAGAAGCAGTACCACAATAGAGTACAACTCTCTATATCTCTCCTAAAAATGCAAAAAATGCTATCTTATTGAGCATTTTTTAATTGTATAGCATAAGTACAATACACAAAGCCATTACTTAGGAGAAACAAACAATGGACCACAAAAAATTTGAAACACTTATTGATTTGATTATCAATGAGAATGAAGAACAAGCTCGTGCATTATTTCACGATATCGTAGTTGAAAAAAGCCGCGAAATCTATGAAGATATCATGTCCGACGAAATGGATGAAGGCATGGATCCAGGCGGTCAAGTAGGTCAGATGATGGATGAAATCTCTGCTGAAGAAGAAGGCATGACTGAAGAAGAAGATGAAGAAATTGACTTTGATGACGAAGGTGATGACGATATCATTGATATTGAAGCCGACGGTGAAATGGATCACTCAGAAGAAGGTGAAGAAGATCGTTTAGTAAGCATTGAAGATAAGTTAGACCAATTGATGGCTGAATTTGAGCAGATCATGGGCAACGGCGACGATGAAATGGCCGATGACGAAATGGCTGATGACGAAATGGCTATGGGCGACGAAGAAATGGCTATGGGTGACGAAGAAGAAGCTATGATGGAAGCAATTACTTTGAAGAAAGTATCTGTTACACACGGTGACAACGGTCAAAACACAAAAAGCACAAGTTTACAAAACAGCGGACAAGCTGGAATGGACAGTCGTCCAGTAAAGTTTAGTGGTGCTAGTGAAGCGGTTCCAACAAGTCCTAAAGGACCTAGCAACTTTTACTCAAAAGGTGAGACACAGGTAAAAGATGCTAACAATTGGAAAAACGCTCCAGCACAAAATAATGCTGACTTAGAAAAGGCTCCGGCTCCGTCTAAGTCACAAGCTAGTGGTACAAACACCAAGAGCCCTGTAGCTGAATCACGTAAGCCAGTAAAACGTATTATTAAGTAAGGAATCTGAGAGAATGGCTTTGTATCTCAAGGAGCACTTGACTTTCGACCGTGCAAGCATGGTTGTTGAAAGTATAAGTGAAGGCGATAAGAAGAACCTTTATATGAAAGGTATCTTCATTCAGGGCGGGGTAAAGAATGCTAACGAGCGTATTTACCCCGTTTCCGAAATTGAATCCGCTGTACAAACATTAAACGAACAGATTACCGATGGTCATTCAGTATTAGGTGAAGTAGATCACCCGGATGACTTAAAAATCAACCTAGATCGTGTATCACATATGATTACAGGCATGTGGATGGACGGTGCTAACGGGTTCGGAAAGTTAAAGATATTACCAACTCCAATGGGGCAACTAGTTGCTACTATGTTGGAGAGTGGTGTCAAACTCGGCGTTTCAAGTCGTGGCAGCGGTAACGTGGACGACATGAACGGAAAAGTAAGTGACTTTGAAATAGTCACTGTGGATATTGTTGCACAACCAAGTGCACCTCAGGCTTATCCTAAAGCAATTTATGAAGGCATGATGAACTTACGTCATGGTCATAGAATGTTGGATATAGCAAAAGATGCTCAGGGCAACAAGAAAGTGGAGAAATATTTGAAAGGGGAAGTAATGCGCCTCATCAATGATCTCAAAATTAAATAAAGGGGAAACAGAAATGTTTGATGCTATCAAGCCATTACTTGAAAGTGGACTTATCAACGAGGACGTGGGCCGTGAACTAAACGAAGCCTGGGAATCTAAGTTGAATGAGGCACGTGAGCAAGTACGTGTTGAATTACGTGAAGAATTCGCACACCGTTATGAACATGACAGAATCGTGATGGTAGAAGCCCTAGATAAAATGGTTACAGAAAGTTTATCAGAAGAAATTTCCGAATTTCAGTCTGAAAGACAAGCAATGAACGAAGACCGCGTACAAGCTAAACAACAATTGCGTGAAAATGCAGTTAAATTCAATAATTTCATGGTTACTAAACTAGCTGAAGAAATTAAAGAACTACGCAGTGAACGCAAACTACAAATGGAAAGTCAATCTAAACTTGAACAATTTATTGTTCATGCATTGGCACGTGAAATTAAAGAATTCACACAAGACAAACAAGCTGTAGTTGAAGCAAAGGTTAAGTTGGTTGCAGAAGGTCGTCAACAATTAGAAAGATTGAAATCACGCTTTGTGAGTGAATCTGCTAAAAGATTGAATACTGTTGTAACATCACATCTTAAGGGTGAATTAGGTCAGTTGAAGGAAGATATCAAGGTTGCTCGTGAGAACAATTTTGGACGTAGAATATTTGAAAGTTTTGCAAGCGAGTTCTCAGTTACTCATTTAAATGATAAAGCTGAAACCCGTAAACTAATGAATTCTCTACAATTGAAAGACCAACAATTAGCTGAATCTATCAAAGTAATTGGTCAATCTAAAAAATTGATTGAAAGTAAGGAACGTGAAGTTCGTATTATTAAAGAGTCTAATCAACGTGAAAAAATGATGAGCGATTTACTTGCTCCATTAAACGAAGAAAAGGCTACTGTAATGAAGGACTTACTAGAAAGTGTGCAAACACCAAAATTGCAAAGCACTTTCGACAAGTATCTACCAGCAGTTTTAAACAGTGGAACAGAGAGAAAGTCTACTAAGACTACTCTACGTGAAAGTGTTAAAGAAGTTACTGGTGATAAATCTGCCAAAACACAAGAAGTAGATATGGATCAACGTGATAACGTTATTGATATCAAACGCCTGGCAGGGCTATAAAAAAAGACATAATTTAGGAGAATATAAAATGTCAAAAGTATTATTAGAAGGCCGTTGGAACGAGACCAAGGATGCCCTGTTAGAAGGCTTAAAAGGAACTCGTCGTTCAACAATGGGTGTTATCTTAGAAAACACCAAAAAGCAACTACTTGCTGAATCTTCAGCCGGTACAACAACAGCTGGTAACATCGCTACATTAAACCGTGTGATTCTTCCAGTTATTCGTCGTGTTATGCCAACCGTTATCGCTAACGAATTGGTAGGCGTTCAGCCAATGACAGGACCAGTTGGTCAAATCCACACTCTACGTGTTCGTTATGCTCAGTCATTAACAGACAATAGTTCTGCTCAAACTAGCGTTACAGCTGGTCAAGAAGCATTAAGTCCATTCTTGATTGCTCAAGCGTATTCACGTACACCTCAAGCTACTGACGCAACAAGTTATTACACAGGTAATGACACTGCTGCTCTTGAAGGTAATGGCGGTAAGCAAATCAGTGTTCAGATTCTACGTCAAGCTGTTGAAGCTAAGTCACGTAAATTGCAAGCACGTTGGACATTTGAAGCTGCTCAAGACGCACAATCTCAACACGGGATTGACGTTGAAGCAGAAATCATGGCAGCATTAGCACAAGAAATTACTGCTGAAATTGACCAAGAAATTCTATTGTCTCTTGCTACTCTAGCTACAACTGAATTTACATTCAACCAAGCTACTGTATCTGGTACAGCTACATACGTTGGTGACGAACATGCTGCTCTAGCTGTTCTTATCAATCGTGTTGCTAACTTGATCGCTCAACGTACTCGTCGTGGCGCTGGTAACTGGGCTGTGGTATCTCCAGCAACATTGACAGTATTGCAATCTGCAACTACTTCAGCGTTCGCTCGTACAACAGAAGGTACATTTGAAGCTCCTACAAACACTAAGTTTGTTGGTACATTGAATGGCGCTATGCGTGTATTCGTAAACAGCTATGCACCTGATACACAACCTGTATTGGTTGGATACAAAGGTTCTTCAGAAACAGATGCAGCGGCATTCTATTGCCCTTACATCCCGTTGATGAGTTCTGGTGTTGTTCTTGATCCATCAACATTCGAACCAGTCGTGTCATTTATGACAAGGTATGGATACATAGAATTAACGAATACGGCCTCATCGTTCGGCAATGCTGCCGATTATGTCGGCGAGATAGCCGTGCAAAATTTAACATTCCAATAAAATTTGGTTTGTTATTTTTGTCAATCAAAAAACGCACTTCGGTGCGTTTTTTTACCTTAAGAAAAATAGTTTGAATATGTTTACCCAAACTAGTTGACAATACCAGTAATAAGTGTTATTATGACTACTGATTAACAACCGTAATATTGTAAAATGAAAAAACAAGTCACATATGAAATGATTACCCCAGTGCTTATTCAGTTTGAAAAGTTAGAATGGGTGCATCCTGAAATTGAAAATATATTAAAATGGGAAATTGATGGGATTAATCCTGATAAATGGTCATACGACGGGCTAACTAGAATTTACATTGAAAACGACAAAAAACAACACGCCTACTTAGTAGTATTATCAAAAGACTTAGAAGATGATAAAATTCCAATGTCGCATGTACTAATGCAACTTGAAGTGTTATTATTTGATGATACATGGATGCCAGGAGAAAAACAGTTTTGCTTTACTAAGTTTGGTAAAGCCCTACATAAGTCATTCGGTTATGGTAAAGGTACACACATAACATTTGCATCACCTGATGTAGGTATTCAAAATAAGAACGGTGCATATAGTTGGAGTTCATAAATTTATAGCTACTACTTGGTGGCAAAAAGCGTAAGGTAGCATAAATACAATATCTCAACGGGATGGGAAGAAAACACTAAGGGCACTAACGTGCCTTTTTTGTTGGCTATATAGTTACATCGGCGTCAACTGTTATATCTAGTATACTTTTATTTTTTTCTTTCAACTTCTTTTGATATACTCTATTGCAATTGGCACATAGTGTTAACATATTCTTAACACTTTTGTTTTTCTTGTTACCATCTACATACACCAAATCAAGCTGACAGCTATCTTCTGGTAAAAAATTACATTTGTCGCAACAGTTTTTCTTATGCAGTAAGTAACCATACTGTGTGTTGTACATTGCTTTGCTACATTGAACGCAATATTTGTGCCATTGTTTAAATTTATGTTTACTAATACCATTGGGTTTAGCTAATGATATTTTACAGTTTTCACAGAAAGGTCTTGTTGGTTGTTGTGTAAGCATTTTATATTTATAGAAAAAAGATTTTTCTAGTGCTTTTTTTTGTTGGAGTATAGTTGACCAAAATGATAAATATATTATAACAATGGAATATTTATGGCATCAGCACCTTTTAACAGTTTAGGCGGATACTCAGTTGGCATACCTTCAAAATCAGTAGTTGATAGTAACGGAAACGTTGTATCTAATTTTTTAAATCTTTCTGGTAATGTTTCAGCTAATAAAGTTTATGCAAATAGTTTCTTTTACGCCAATGGCGATCCTTTTAATGCAAATCCAGGTGGTAGCAATACTCAACTACAATTCAATGACAACAATGCATTAGGTGGAATACCCAATGTCACTTGGAATGGTAATATATTAACATTAGGTAACATTGCAAATTTATCAATCGGCGGGGGTGTTAATGGTTATTTTTTACAAACTGATGGTGCAGGTAATTTAAATTGGACGGCAGGCGGCAATGGCGGCAATAGTTCCCCCGGTGGAGCTAACTCACAAGTTCAATTTAATGATCTAGGCTCATTTGGTGGTGATGTTGGGTTTACTTATAATAGTACAACCAATACGTTACAAGTAGCAAATACTATAGCCGGAAGTATAACAGCAACGGGTAATATCACTACTGGTAATATAACTAGCTTAGGTAATATAACAAGTACATATTATATTGGTAACGGATCATTATTGACCGGCATTACTACTGAGCTTGCAAACTATGTAATACAAAATGCACAATCAAATATCACTAGTTTAGGAAATCTTGTTTTTCTAAATATTGACGGAGACACTACAAGTTTAGGTAATATAAATTCTTCAGGGAATATTAGTGGTGGTAATCTTAATGCAGGATCAAATGTAACTACCGGAAATGCGTCAATCACAAATAAGATTACAGTTGGTGGTAATTTAACTATAAATTCAGCAGCATCGTTCAGACTAGCCGGCACAATGAATACAGCTGGAAGTTCTAATATTAATTTGGGAACTATTTCAAATATTCATATTGCAGGCGGTGTTAACGGTTATGTATTGACAACCGACGGTACAGGAAATTTAAGTTGGGCAGTTGTTGGTGGTGGCGGTGGCAATGGTACTCCAGGTGGTGCTAACACACAAGTTCAGTTCAATGAGTCTGATACTTTTGCAGGTAGCCCATACCTTACTTACAATGATTACACTAGAACCTTGCAAGTTAGCGGTAACTTAATTGCTAACTCAGTACAAGTAGGTGCAGGCATATACAAGTGGTCTACTAGCTTTGTTTATTTTGCGAATACTGCAAATACAGACCCACAACAAATGTTATATTCTATTCCAGTTGCTAATGTTGCAGGGGTAGAATTTCAAATTTTTGCAACAGAACCGGCAGGTCCTAGTAGACAGAGTTCTAAAATTAGCTCATTGTACTATGATAACACTGTGGAATTTACCGAATATGCAAGTTTGTTTGTAAATGGTGGAGTAGGTGATTTTGAAGTAGCTTATGATGGTGGAAATATAATTGTTCCTCCTTCATTAGAACTTAACGTAACACCATACACAAGTAATCCAGTAACTTATAAAATGTTGATTACCGTATTCGCAGGATAACAGATTTTGATAAATATATTAAATAGGAAAATGTAATGGCGGTAAAACCCTTAAATGCAGTAGGAGGTCTTTCAGTAGGGAAAACACCAATTACTATTATATATTCAAACGGTGATATTTTAACTAATAACTTCTCAGCCACCGGTGACTCAAATTTAAATAATATTGGAAATATTTATATTTCTGGTGGTTCAAATGGACAAACAATTCAAACTGATGGCACTGGAAATCTTAGTTTTGTAACTATCTCAAGTATTTCAAATGGTAATAGTAACATACAAGTTCTGGCCAATGCTAATATTACATTCAGTAGTGCAGGCAATGCAAACATTGTTATCATTACGGACACTGGTGTAAATGTCAACGGATATCTAACTGTTACAGGTAATGCTCAGTTTAATAATGCTAATTTAGGTAATCTAGCAACTGCTAATTTTGCTAACTTTGCAAACGATGTAGTAGTACAAGGCAACATAGCTAATGTAAATAATATCAGTGTCACAAATAATTTAGAAGGTAACACAGCCAACTTCAGTGGTAATATTACTTCATTGAATGCTAACTTAGGCAACTTGATAACTGCTAACTTTGCTAACTTTGCAAACGATATAGTAGTACAGGGTAATATTGCTAATGCAAATAATATCAGTGTCACTTATGAAATTATTTGCATTAGCAATAT